ATAGCCTCAGCAATACGCTGATCAAAGAATCTGAAGTAACGATTACCAAGAGCACCATAAAGTGAGTTGAGTAGAATTTTGATAGCCATCTGTTGGTTTTCAGCTACTGCAATCCGACGTTCAATATCGTACACTTGTTGCTTTTCTGCAGGGTCTACTTTCTGCAATTCTTTTTCTGCGTCGAGCATTTGTTTCTTAATGACAACACGTTCACTGTACATGCTATCAACGAGAGTAGGGAATACACCTTTCTTATCAACATTGAATAATTGACCAGAGGCACCAGTTGCTTTACCTTTGTTATCAAATGTGTAACCTTCGAGTATCTTATCAATATCAATGCCGACTGTTTCACCACTTGCAATAGTTTCTGTAGACATATTGTATTGCATAATGAGTGATGGATATAGTGAGTTTAGATCGAAAGATACTACGTAGTCGTGCAATCCAACATGAGGTTCTTTTACGTAACCACCAGGATATGACGACTTCATCTTTTCAGAATAGAATGGAATAGCAACCTTCTTTTTCCACAGATGGCGATAAATGATTGACTCCCAGATTCCAGTAACGCCGAAAGTATCCGAGTAGTTAACACCACCTTTGTAAGCCATTGTCATCATAAGCGTAATCAAGCCTAGCTTATCTTCCATGCGTTCTACTAACTCGACATCTTTGATGTTATAGTCAATAAACTTTTGATGATCATGGAGATAGAGAGTATGAAGTGAACCATGCTCTTCGTAGGATAGTTTCTTTTCGCCAAGTGTTACATTAGCAATATGATCGAGGCGATAAGATTCCTGAGCGGTGTAGGTATACTTCTGGAATAGCTCTAGGTAATCAGCAGTTGCAATGCCTTTGAGATCATATGCTTGTTGAGTACGGCCCATCTGAGTAATGTTTTGTTGATCGACCAACCCCCAGGGACTGAGTCGCTTAACCACATCTTCGCTGAATAACTTAAGACAACGATTGACGATATATGGAATATCAAAGAAGCGTACGTTCCAGCCAGTAATAACATCTGGTGTGTGAGATGGAGTCGACCAATGTGCGATAAACGCATGCATTAGCTGTAACTCTGAGTCGCACTTTTGATAAACCACACGATGAGTAGTCATAACGGAAGCATCTACATCGTAGTCATTAAGACCCCAGACGTAGTATGTGTTATCAATATTGTTCTTAAGGCATATTGAAATAATTGGATAGTTAGCTTCTTCTGGTTGCGGGAAGCCTTCGTCAGATGCAACCTCGATATCGATTGTACTTACATTAATCTGATTACGATTAAATTCAATATCGCCAGGAAATTCATCGTTAATGAATGCAGGTATGTATTTGTCATTACCAAAGATTTGCCGACCTGCGGTATCTTTGTTTGTTTGAATCCATTCCTTAGCATCTCGCATAGAATCCATCATTACAGGAGCACAAGGAATGCCATCGATTGATTTCCAATCGCCTTTAGGAGTTGCTACAAAAAGAGTAGGTTGAAATTTGATTTTCTTTTGAACTTTTAAGCCGTTTTCATATCCACGGTAAAGTAGGTTGTTGCCATAACGAGAGACACTAGTATAAAATTTCATATTGTATTGCGTATCCATAACCAAATAATGTGTATATTATATCACAGTCTGAGCATAATGTACACATTTATTTTCAAGGTTGGGGGCAGTTTCCTACCCCCGCATGAGTTGTTGCTTGTGATTGTTAAGACTAGAAGTTCATAGCCTGTAGGTATATAATAGATGGTGCTACACCTAGCACTAAGCCACCTGATAATACCAAAACTACAAATCCTTCTAGGGCCTCAACAAAATCACCATACTTCGCTTTTTTCTTGCTAATATGTTTCATTGCTTTTCTCCAGTAAATGAGTAAGTACTTATCTACTGAGTTTTCGCTGATTGACTATTCCTGTAGGAATTGTTTCTTCTTTGATGCCCCAGCAGACCCTATTTCGATCTTCCGAGGACGCCGTTCTTCGGGAAGTTCAACTCTGGCGTACACCACGAGTATTCCATTCTCAAGATCAGCCCCATCTATTACAACAAATTCTGAAAGGCGGAAGCTCTTCTCGAATTTGCGGGATGATATACCCTTGTGAGCATATTCGCGCTTATCTCCTTCAATCTTACCCCTTACTTTCAGAATACCATCTTTAACATCTAAGCTGATGTCTTCCTCAGTAAATCCCGCAACAGCAAGCTCAATGAGAAACTTTTCGTCATCGATCTTTACGATATTGTGGGGTGGGTAGTTATCGTTACCAGTTCTAGCAGAAGTATGAATTCTCTCTAGCTCATCGAACAATCCTTCGAAGCCAACGAATAATGAACGCGGCACATTTAAAGTATTTCTAACCATGTTTCCTCCTATTGTTAAGCAAGGTTATAAACTCGTGGCCCGACCATCGGCACCACGATATTATTTATACAGCTTTGAAAATAGTTTGCAAATTATTCTGCAGAATTTCCAATATTGTATTTTGGACAGAGTTCCCATTGCGACTTTTCTTTATATGGAATAACCTTAATCTGTCTGAGAGGTGCACAGTTTTGAGCAACTTCTTCGTTTAAGATTGTAACTAATCCCCAGTCGGAGAGTAGAGTCGTAATGGTGTTTCTTCGTTCTAAATCATTCTCAATCAAGTTACTTGGCTTACCATCAAGTAAAAATAGTTCTTTAAAATGAACAATAAAGTATCTTCCTTGCTTGTGTAAGATGTGGCATGATTGGAATAACTTCTGATCTTTTCGAGATGCAACGCCAATGCGGGTTAGCGTTTCTCTGATCTTGAGAAAATCATCAGGTTCGTTAAGTGAAACTTCCAACATATCGTTAGGAGTCCAGTTTTTCACTTCAATGCTATTTTCGTTTTCCACCTTTATAAATCCTATTTTTCAATTCTTGTAATTGTTCATCATTTAATAACGATAATACAGATTTAGCTTTTTCATTGCTATAGCCATAATATTCTTTGATGAGTTCTAAGTTAGTAACTTCGTTCGGTTTTAGCCATTTAGACCACCGCTTCTGTTTCCTAACTATATTTATAAGAAAACTATATTGAAGCTTTGAATCAAGAGAATGGTGGATATTCATCTCGTTTGCATAAAGCACTGTATCATTGAAGTACGATAGTGCACGATTTACGATAAAAGCATTGTAGTCTTTTTCAGCAACATCATCGACCATAATGTTTTTCTTGCCGTAGTTGATATCATTTACATAATCAAAAGGTTTTACCACTGATGTATCACTCCTGCAATAATAAAGAAACAAGTAATAAAGTTAACTAGGACTACTACACTTCGTATCAGTGCGACACGATCAGCCTCTTTGTCGGTAGCACCAACTTTTTCGCCAAGTGATTTAGCCCATAGTCGCCAGTACTTGTTACGCATTTTCTTCTGCATCTAAGATTTGCTGAGATGCCCTTACCCAAACGTCGACTGCGCGAGTAGCAGTCTTATCTGAAAAATTATCTACTACCCATTGAGCAACGCTTTTGCTTTTGCCGTGAGGGCATAATGTCCAAGTTAAATCTTCCATTAGTGTGCGTCCTCTTCGGCCATTTCAAACACTGCGTTAGTAATAATAGTTGGTACAACCAATGCTAGGTGAACACCGATTGATACTGGAATGCTATAACCAAGCCAGCCTAAGTAATAGATTGCAATTATTCCAAAGAAGGCAGACCACATGACAAACAATGCCATCAATAGGTAACCTTGCATTACGGTGTCTGGAATAAACCTCAATGGGTTATATCGCAAATCCATTATCATTCTATACATATCGACTATTTTCTTAAACATTTGATTCGCCTCGCTTTTGGTAATCACGAACTTCTTGACAAAGTTTAGTATTAGTTTGTTTTAGTTCATCGATGCGTTCTTGCAACTCTACGATTTTACCATACGCAGTGTATAGTTGCTTATTCATCTCGTTTACAGTTTTTTCGTAATCTTTCATCATCATTTAAAATTTACTCCTTCCATTATTTCAGTACAGCATGCAACCATATTGAGTTCATGATCAGCAACGAAGCTGTTCTTATATTGATAATCCGCAAGGATCAAAACCAACTGAGGTATTGATTGTGGTTCGACATATTCTGCCATATTGTCATAGACTTTTCTGAATAGTGCAGCAGGTTCTTGGTCGATATTATCAGTTACCCATTGTCGCATCTTTTTAAAGTTTTTATCCTTCATCGCACTCATAAGGTTACCAATGGAAACTTCGGATAGCGATACTAGGATGCCCGTGTCAATCTTACCAGAGACAGAGTATCGTTGCAATTCATTGAGTACTCGTCGCCAATCTGGCATATGCTTCATGATCAATTCTGCAATCACTGCTTGATCATATTCTACATTTTCGCCATCAAGGATTGTTCCTACACGTTTCATAAACGAGCCACATAGATCTGGCATATCCTTCTTAGCGATATTGAACTCTACGACAGAACATCGAGAATGTAGAGGTTCAATGATGCGGTTCTTGAAGTTACATGTCATAATAAATCGACAGTTGTTACTAAACTCTTCAATGAATCCACGTAATGCAGGTTGAGTCGACTGTGGATTTAGATAGTCGGCCTCGTCTAGGATTACAACCTTGTAGCCACCCTGCAAAGATACTGTTGATGCAAAGTGTTTGATCTTGTTACGAAGAGTATCAATGTTACCCTCCTCCGATCCATTCACGAGTAGATAATCCAATCCTAGTTCGTTACACAATGCTTTAGCAACAGTAGTTTTACCAACACCTGCTGTGCCAGTAAAAAGTAAATTTGGTATCTCGCCAGTTTTTAGAATCTCTTTGAATGTCTTCTTGAGATGCTTTGGTAGAATGGCGTCATCTACGCTTTTTGGTCGATACTTCTCAACCCACAAATATTCTTCCACTATACAACCTCCCAGTCGATTACAGTATTAACACGGAATGATCTCCATGCGTCTTTGTCTAGACACCATACGGCAACGTGGTCTGATTCAGGTGACACATTGTCGACAGTGGCAGTAATACCATTTTCTTCTAGGATGCTTGATTTTAGGGTTGATTCCATAACACGAATTTCTTCGGTGTCAATCTTTTTGAATGTTACGTTTACTATCCCATTTTGTAAGGCTGAGATGAGAGCCTTGAGTTCAGTTGCTTGCATAATATATCCTTCATAATAAAAATGTGGGGGTTTTTACACCCCCGTGTTTCTTAAGCTTCAGCTTCAGGTTGTTCGCGACCTTCAGGGTCAGCTGCAGGTTGTTCTGCACCCTCTCCTTCTTCAGGCGGCGTTTGTTCAACAGACTGCAGGAAGGCTACAACGCGGTTGCGTAAACCTCCAATTGCTTCTAGTTCACCACCTTGAAATGCGCCACGTTTGGAACAAATATCAATAATGCTAACGATTGTACCGATATCGCTAATGCTTAGCTCCGTAGCTTCAGGCAATGGTGCTGACCCGTCTTCTAAAGTTTCTGTGCTATTTACTTCTTCAGTCATATCTTTCTCCTTTTCAAAATAGACTAATTGATGGAAACCCGACTATCGGCATTTCCAATATTATCCTCATAGTATTATGAGAACTTGTTTGCATGGTTATTTATACACCAAAGGTTGAACTTTTCTCTAAAGCAATGTAATAAGTCACTGGTTTTGACTTGTTAATCCACTTAGAGATTAGTTTTGATGAAATTTGTACATCATAGTCGCCATCAAGAAGTTTGAGATTAGAAATATTCATGATGAAACTAAATGTCTGGCCTGATTCATTTGCGCCAAGAGATAGCTCAAATGTGTTAGCACTTGGGTCCTTAGCATCAAATACCTTAAGTGTAACACCATCAGCATCTCCAACAAAAGCAAGATCGAGATGCCCTAGAACAGCTGCGGCCTTTTTAGCTTTTTGTAACTACTCTGCTGTCAATTCAACATTAACTTCAGCAGATGGCATGGTGATATCTTTTTCAGGGGTTGTTAGAATAGATGGTTCGGCTGAGTAGTATTTTACTTTGGCACCAGTGCCTTTTACATCTACAGACTTATCATCAAACTCTAACGATGAATTTTCCACAAGACCAAGCACTGATAAGAACTCATTCAAATCGTATATGCCTACTGCGTGGGGAAAATCTTCTACGACCGAAGCTGTAGCAAGAATATTCTTAGCTTCGGAAATAGTCTT